CGTCGAAATCGGCAGGCTCGCCTGCCACTGCGACGGATCGCTTCGAGCCCACAGGGGCCAGCGCCGCAGCAGCCGCCTTCCGCGCAGTCTCCGCGGCCTTGTCGGTGGCAGCCTTCGCCGCAGCAGCCGCCGCAGCAGCCGCCGGATCGGGGGCGGCCGGCGCGGCCGTGCCGGTATCCGCGTGATACCGCTTGATCAGATCGGCCACCTCAGCTGCAGTCCCCTGGTCGACCACAGCCTTGTACGCATTCTTCAGGTACGCCGGCTGCTTCTCGACCCACGCGATGACTTGCTCGCGCGTCGCGTCGTAGTCTGGCACCGCTGTATGCAAATCGCCCAAATGCGTGCGCTGCGCAAGCACCTGGACCTGTTCGATAATCGGCTGCAGGCTGCGGGTGATTTCCTGGAAGATGTAGCCGGTCGTAGCCACGAGATCGGCTCGGCGTTGCAGCCGTTCCGCCGCGGCAATGTCCGGGAACTCCTTCTCGTAAGCCTCCAGGAACGCCACCTGCTCCGGAGTGAACGGAGACGCCGCCGGCTGGTCCGCCTCGGCGCGCGCGGGCACGGGCGCGGGCCGCTCTTCCTCCACTGGGGCGACCTTCTTGAGCACGCCGCCCAGGCGCTTCAGCATGTCGTCCTCGGCCTTGGCGACGATCGCGGCCTGCGCCGCCTCGGTCTCCTTGACCTTCGCCGCAGCATCGGCTGCGGCTTCGTCGGTGGCCGCCTTGGCCGCCAGCTCTTCCGGGGTCAGGGTCTCTTCGGCCACTGTGCCAGTCGGACCCTCGGTTGGGGTTGCCGTGCCGGTCGGGCCGGTGGGGGCTAGAACCACGGGCGGGGCGTCGCCGGCCGCGGGGCCGGTGGGCACCTTGTTTTCCGCAGCGTCGGCCGCCGAAAGCTGCTTGAAGGCTTCCTCGAACGAGGTGTCGTTTTCAGTAGACATGATTATTCCTCAACCGTTTGAGATTGTTACGTGGCTGCAGGGGGGTCGATGTTAGCCACCGGACGCGTCAGGTCCCGCAGCAGAGTCAGGTAGGCCATCGCCAGGGCCTGCTGGCGCGGCATCTCCAGCACCGGGCATTCCACCAGCCGCTCCTTGGCTTCCGCCAGCCGGTGCTCCACCAGCTGCCGAACCATCAGCAGCTCCGGGGTCTCCTTCGCCTGGACCAGTCTCTTGATCAGGTCCAGCTGCTCCATTTTGTTGAGTGATGGCACCTTGAACTCCTGCTTCCAACAGCTTCAGCGCGGCGTCGACACTGGCCGCGTCCGCCAAAGCTGAGTTCTTCTGCCCCTGCGCGATGTTCTTGAACGCGTCAGACAGAACCTTGCGCACCTGCGCCTCGACCGTCGCCTGCTGCTGCTGAGCCATCTGGGCGTCAGTCGCATCCTGCTGCTTCTGCCGGCGCGCGGCCTCTTCCTCGGAGACCAGCATGTCGGTCAGATCGCGCGCAGCGAAACGCGCATGCGTCCACTTACGCTGGTCGACCTGGATCAAGTCCTTGGGGGTCAGCGTCGCCGCGAGCTGGTCCATCTGGATGCCGCGCACTTCCTTGGCCACCAGCGAGGTCGCGCCGCGCGCGATCACGTTGTAGTCGCCCTCGGGGGCGCGGTCCGGGTTAAACTTGCGGTTGAACTGCACGAGAGATTCAAGCACAGATTGCGTGAACGAATCGAAGTGGCGGACGATGTCCTTGAACGGTAGTGCCGCGTCGCCCCGGATCATGGACGCGCCGGCCGCCGTCCGCATGGGCTCACTCGGCCCCTGCGACATATCGCCGCCGGTGGCTGGGCCCACGAACGTCTCCAGATCAGCGAACTTCATGAACAGCTCGATGATCTGCTGCAGTTCTGGGAGATGCGAGTTGATGTCGACGTTCTGCACCGCGCGTTGCTGCGCGTCCACGCCGGTTCCCTCGCGATACCAGATTTTGTAGGCGCTGGTGCTGTTCAGGTCCTGGTCAGGCCGAAGGAGATCAGTATTGATCTCCAGGTTAGGACCACAGACCACCGACGCGTTGTCCAGCAGCATCCGGGTAGACGCCGCAACCGCCATCTGGCTATCCCGAATAGCGTTGGGCAGTCCGAAGCCCACTGGGGAGGTGTCGTCCTCATCGAAAAGAAAGGTGTGAACGGTCTTGACCTTGACACCGAGCTTCTCCCACGGGTTCAGAGACGCCTTGATCACGTTGCCGTCGATCAGCCACAGCTCCGCGTCCATGTCGTCAGCGAGCTTGTCCTCCGGCACATCGACACCGCAGACCGCAAGCCACGACCCTGAGGTCTGACCATGCCAGACGATGACCTCGTACTTCGAGGACTCGACCTTCATCTCGTTGACGTTGACCTTGACGCCCATCGCACGCAGCTCCGTCTCATGCGGCTGCGGGCGGTAGTTGCCCATCGAATGGTTCTTGAGATACGACTTGATCACTTCCGCGAAGAAATCCGACCGCTTGGCCAGCGCGCGCACCTGCGCGCGCGACATAACGACACGGGTGAAATAGCCGTCCATGTCGTCAAAGGATTTGGCCGCCATGTCTGGGTAGAAGTCCCACACCTTGAGGAACTCGTACATCGGTTTGTAGATCGTCTTGGACTTCACCGCTGGCTGGCCCGTCGCCGGGTCGATTGACCAAGTCGACGACTTCGCTTCCTGCGCGTAAGGACCCCGGAGAATCCCGAGGCCGTAGATGATGCCGCTACGCAGCACATCGCGGTTGAGCGCCACGTAGTCGCAAGTCTGATTGCCGCCCAGCTCCTGCAGCTGATCGTCGATCAGCGTCGAAATGTCGTCGGCGCGCTTGTCAGCCAACGTCTGCACGGCCGCCATGACGTAAGTGAGGTCGATGTCCGACTGAATGTTCGCGTCGGCGTCCGTTTTCTTCGCGTCCTCGATAGCCTGCGTGACATCCTCGACCGACATGTCGGGGGACGGCGACGCCTTGATCTCCCAGTTCCGCTCGTTGCCGGGGAACATGAGGTTCATCAGCCGCGCCAGGACGCTCAGACACTTCACACGCGTCAAGCGCGGGTAAGCCTTGGAGCGATTGACGCTCAATTCCTTCTCGATCTCGGGGTCGTAAATGCCGAGATACTGCCGCTCGTTGCGCAGCCAGCGCAGCTCGGCGATGCGACGATCCGCCACGTACTGTTTGAACAGCGTGTCGAGTTTCATCCCGACCGCCTGCAGTTCCTCAGGCTTGAGCACCCGAACGGGGGCTTCTTTGGGGGTCTCGACCTCGACAGATGGCGGCGCAAGCTCTCCGCGGGAAACGGCAGCAGCTTCGCTGGTGATTACGGACTGGGTCATGGCTCACCGCATGTGGTAAGAGGCCCCGAAGGACCGTGGTGGGTGAAATGCTTTCTGACCAGCCGCAGCATAACGCCCCTCACGCTCGTTGGACCGATGAAAGTAGCGGGCCAGATACCCCACCGCGTCGCCTGTGTGGCTGTACGCGTTCTTTTCCGGCTCAGCACCCTTCGCGATGCCCTTCTTCGGGTCCATAGCATATCGCCATCCCCCCTTCAAGGCACGGATCACAGTTGGACATTCGCTGGCGTCGACCAAAAGCGCCGGCCCAACCTCCAGATTGCGGCTGGTGTATGACTCAATCGCGTCCAGGCGGAGCGGCAGGCGATTGTTCGTCTCGATCTTGACCACGTAATAGCGCCGGAACACGTCCACCACCGACTTCTCGTCGGTCTGGGTGCGGTTCGCCGCGGCCGGGTCGGGTGCGATGATCACGTTCGCGTCAGGGAAGCGCCGACGGAGGTAGGGCCGGAGCCGCTCGTTGATCAGGCGCATGGCTCCGTAGCCCTCCTGCACCAGTTCACCGAGGATCAGCAGCCGCCCGAACGTGTCTTCCTGCCCGAAGATCAGGGCGCTGCCGACAATACCGGGGTCGAGCCCGATGATCAGCGGCAGCAAAGGGTTGTACAGCAGCTTCTTCTTGGAGATGTGCATCTCCTTGAAGGTCGGAACGACCGGCTTACCCGCGATCGAGAAGCCCCAGTTAGCGTTGATATACTGCTCGATCCAGGCTTCACTCTTCCCCTTGGCCTGATTCGTGTAGTAACCGTGGTTCCCCGCCTCGAACGGCGGCAGGTTCTCTAGGTTCTCGGCGTCGTCGGCGAAGCCGGAAGGCTGCACAAAATATCGGACGTTCGGTTCGGGTAGCCCGAGAAGGGCCCGCCGCGCCTTGGCCACGTCTGGGTCCTCGCCAGCCCGCTCCACAGAATCGCCGTGCAGGAAATCGAACCACCAGCAGTCCTCCGTGTCAGGATTGGACGCACCCCACATGCCCCAGTTCGTCGCCCCGCCGTCCTTCTTCGACGGGAAGCGGCCAAGACGGGCGGAGAGCGCGTCGACAATTTCCTTCGGGATTTGCACGAACTCGTCGAGGATCGCGAAGGTCACTTCGAGCGAGAGCACGCGCGCGATGTCGTCCGGGGTGTCGAGCGGGCGGAACAGCACCTCGCACTCGACATCATCGAAGCGCAGCACGAAGTTGCGCTCGGTGGCCTTCCACTTACCAGCCTGCCCATCCTTGAACCACAGGTCCCAGGAGGCGATGGTGGTGTCCTTCAGCTGCGGGGCGGTGTTACGGACGATGACCGCGCGCGAGCGCCGGATGCCGTCCGCCCACTTGGCCTGCTTCTTCGCCATGTAGACGAGCTTGAAAAAACTCGCGGTGGTCTTGCCGGAGCCGTAAGGGCCAATCACCCAGTCGTAGAAAAGTTCCCCTGGGCGCACATCGGTGATGAACGCCTTGAGGGTCTTGGGTGGCTTATAATTCAGCACTTCGACCATCAGACATGCCCCCAAATCTGACGGTGGATTACACCCGCGAAGGTGTCGATCTTGCCAGCCCGCGCGTCCTCCAGCAGCGACTCCAGCAACTGGACTACGCTGTCGTGAACCTCAGTATCTGACTCCGGCACCAGAGAAACGACGCTCATTTGAACTGCAAGCTCTTCGCCATCGAGCCGAGGGTCTTGGGGTCGATCGGACCCTTCGGACTGATCTTGCTCTTCGGGCCGCCCTTGGCAAACGGGTTCACACCCTTCTTGCCCTTCGGTGGCTTGGCTCCTGGGACTGCAGGGGCGATCGAGGCGTTCGTGGTCATCGCAGCCATGGTAGGTCTCCTTAGGCAGCTTTCGGCGTGTCGCGGGTTGTGGGGTTGGCGATGATGCGCGACCAATCCTCGATCGTGCCGCACCACACAGCCTGCCCGTCAACGAGCAGGTAAACATAGCCGTCTTTCTTCTCGATGTGAAGCATGGCTCACCCCAGTTGGATGTTGATCTGCAGTGCGTTCTGTGGGCCCTGGTTGGCCGCTTGGTCCTTCGACCCGTCGAGCCCGGCCGCGCGCACCGTGAACTTGATCATGTCGGCCTTGACCGCGTGTGGCGTCTTGACGTCGTGGATCATCTCCCACGAGGTCTCCAGCAGCTGCTCAGCCTGGAGCTGTGCCTTCACCTTGAACGACACGCCGTCCTTCTTCACGTCCTCGACGCGCTGCGCGAGGTCGGCGATGAACGCTGGGTCCTGCCGCAGCCGATCCCACTCCGCCTTGTCGATCCCCCAGCTCTCGCAGATGGTCTTGACCGGGTTCTCACGCAGCGCGATCTCCAGCGGCAGCGTCGGTGGGTAGCCGAGCTTGGCTGGGTCGCGGGGAATAACAGCGAGTGCGGTGTCGGTCATGAGATCACTTTTTCATGCCGAGGTTCGAGAACCGCACGAGCACATCGCTGTAGAACGCTTTGTCATTGATGAGCCGCTGATTGGCGTTGAGCAGCGCGCCGCG